CTATAGGCTTTTTGGTAACCCTTGTTATTGGCTTTTCTGTTAATGCAAACGCACAGTCAAGCCAACAATCAGGCACGGCTTGTGTCAACGGTACTCAGTATTGCGAAAACAATAGTTTGGATACGGTTAATACAACCACAACCACAAATACCAATACGAACACCAACACCAATCAAAACACCAACACGAACACCAATACGAATTCTAATACCAATGTATCGACCAATACCAATGTTTCAACCAATACAAACTCAAACACAAATGTGTCGACCAACGCAAACACAAATGTAAATACTTCGACCTCAAACAATGTTAATACAAACAACAATGTTAATACTTCTAATTCAACATCGAATTCCACGGTAAATTCAACCGTAAATCAAAATGTTACGAACACAAATAATTCAACTTCGACCAGTAATAACACAAATCAAAACACTAACATAAATCAATCGACTTCTGACTCAAATGTCACAACCGACAATAGAAATGTAAACGAAAACAATTCTAGGTCTGATAATACGAACCGAAACATTAACGAATCCAATTCGACACAAACAATAAACCAAAATGTTAAGAGCAAGGCACCCCCTGCCTCTGCGATAGCACCTAGCATTATGAGTTATTCTCAAGACCTATGTACCGTTGGTAGGTCAGGAGCTTTTCAAGGGCAAGTATTTGGGTTCTCTACAGGAGCAACTGTGACTGACGAGAACTGTGAACGCTTAAAACTTTCAAAGTATTTGTATGATACTGGTATGAAAGTCGCTTCAGTGTCTATACTTTGTCAAGACCCAAGAGTATTTAAAGCCATGGAAATGGCAGGTACTCCTTGCCCTTACCAAGGTAAAATAGGTGCAGAAGCAACTATGGCTTGGGCTGAAAATAAGTCCAAAAGACCCGATGCCAAAGAACAAGAAAAACTTTTTATACAGCAATGCACACATGATAGAAACCCGAACAGAGATAAAATTAATAAAGATGTTGTGGGCTTAGTTAAAAAAACTTATACAAGAAAAACCAAAACAAGCAAACAATGCAAAAAAGAATTTTATGCTACGCAGTAGCGTGTCTCTTAAGCGTTAGTCTTTTTAGTCAAGTAACCACTACAGTTACATCCAACAATCAACTTTGGGATTTGCGGTTAGATAACGCCACTGATATGTCAGCCAGTGATGACGGCACATCTCAAGTGTTTAACTTTGGCTTTGACTTTAATTTTTTTGGCGAAACTTTTAACCAAGGTTACATGGCTAGTAATGGTTGTTTAATTTTAGGCTCATTATCAACAGTCGACACATGGGAAAAGAACTGCACGCAATACAACCCTAGCCCATCTCCCAACACCAACTATACAATGTATCCTTTTTGGACCGATCTTATTATGGGTGAGAACTCTTCGATGTTAGCCAAAAGTTTTGATGATAAAATTATCTTTGGTTGGTATGAAATGTGGGAATACTATAGAGATTCTAAAAACACTTTCGAGCTTTGGTTGTACCCCAATAACACTTATGAAGCTATCTATGGGCAATTAGATATTCAAGATCACGATGTTTTTATAGGCATACAGGGCAACGAAAAAGAATTGGAAACTTATTACTTTCACGATGAATGTAATACAGGAATTATTAACTCAACAACCTGTGTTAATCAAGATTGGAACAATATAGGCGAGAATCAAACGCTAGAAAATGGCGGTTCTATTTTTGTAGGAGAGGTGGTTGATTGTAGCAACCCCTTAAATGATACCAGTTGCTCAGGCTATGCCGATGCTTACCAAACTCAACAATGTAACATTGACCAACTATATTCTGAGTCATGTCCATATTATTGGGATGCATATGATGATTTACAGTGCAACCTTGATCCACAGTACGGTCCTTTCTGCCAAGGTTACAGTCAAGAAAATGATGTTGCGTATTTTCAAGAAGACCAGTTTAACTACGGATACGAGGAAGAAGAACAGCTTGGATACGAAGAAGAGCCAATGTTTGAAGAGTATGTTTATGAGTTTGAAGAACAAAACAACGGAGAACAAGAACTTACATTTGAAGAAGAAATAATTTTTGAGCAAATGTTTCCACAAGAGGAATTTCACGATCCTTTTGTTTCTGTGCATGACACACCTTTGCGTGATGAAGAAATATTTACGCCCACAGACGATCTCATGGTAGAAGAATTTATTTTTCAAGAAACTTTTTTAGTAGAAGATTATCGTGAGCCTGAAACATTTATTGAGCTTGAAACCATAGACCAATTGGAAGAATGGTTTGAAGAAGAAACTAGAAGAGAAGAAGAAATTGCAATTTTAGAAGAACCTGAAGAAGAGTTTGTAGAAGAAATATTTGAAGAGGAAGTTGTTGAAGAAGTGTTTGAAGCCATAGAAGAACGCATGGCTGAGGCTGAAATTGAAGAAGAAAGAATAGAGAGAGAAGAAATTATAGAAGAAGATGTATTTGAAGAAGAGTTTGAGGTTGCAGAAAGAGAGAATGCAAAAGGTGAAAGCTCAATAAGCAGAGAAATAGCTTTAAAAATTGTTTCTGCAACAATTACAACAGCCACAAATAGTATCAGTGGAACTGACTCAGGCAGTTCAGTACATGCAACTGGTGGTAGCCTTGCATCAGGCAATGTTTTTGCTTCTTCGTCTAATACAAGCATGAGCATAAGTAGCTCACCAAGCATTTCAGATCAATTTGCATCCTCTACCGCACAAACCAATCAAGTTTTAGACATGAGTAGCATGTCTGTATCAGACTCCTCTTTTAGTTCAACAGCAGTAGAAACAGAAACAACAACGGAGGTAGCAGTTGCTACCGTTACAACAGAAACAACTCAAGATCAAATGGACACCTCTATTGCATCTGTTGAGTCTGATTCAGAGACAACGGTTGAAAATATTATTGCTCAAAACTTACAAATGGCTCAAGAACAAGTTATAGCCAAACAAGAAGAAACTGGTGAATATGGGTCAGAGAATGCAATTATAGCGGTGATGGGCTTTTTGCCAAACTTTAACAATTACAGGCTTGTATCCATACCGCAAAAAGAATTTTGGTATAAGCCAAAAAACATTTATACTAACAACAAACTATCAGATAATACTGAGGCATTTTATAGCATGGCAGGACAAAGCATTAAAACTTTAACTGATTTAAAAAACATGCAACCAACTCTTTAGGAGATTTATATGAATTGGTTTGAAAACAAAACAACTCAACTTATAGCTCTTGTAGGTATTGTTACAACGCTAGCTGGCTTTGGCTATCAAGGAGCGACCTATGTTAATAGGATTGAAAATTTAGAAGCACAAACATCTGTTTCTTATGAAGAAGATATCAACAGTCTTGTAACACAAATTTCTGTTATGGAGCAAAAATTAAAAAAATTGGAGCAGATAAATATTTTAGAAGGAGCCGTTAATCAAAACACTAACAATTGGTCTATTTTAAAAGAACAGTACATGAACTTACAAAAAGATGTACAAAAAATAGAATCAAAAGTTAATAAAGAAAAAAATCCACTAGCGGGGTAATTATGAAATTTAATTTAATAAAAAATGTAGTAGGAGCCATAGCACCAACACTAGGCTCTGCTTTGGGCGGACCATTGGGCGGACAAGCAGCTTCTGTTGTTGCACAAGTTCTAGGTTGTTCTCCTGAGCCAAAAGCCATTAATCAAGCCATTCAATCAGCCACACCTGAACAAATGCTTGAACTTAAAAAAGCAGAACAAAACTTTGAATTGCAAATGAAAGAGTTAGAGGTAGATGTTTTTAAGCTAGAGGTTAAAGATCGATCTGATGCTAGAGGTAAATTTAGCAAAGATTGGACTGCAAGAATTATGGGTACTGCCGTAGTTGGCGGATTTCTTGGCTATATATTTTTAGTTACATTACAACCACCTGAACAAAATTCTGAAGCTTTAATCAATTTAGTGTTAGGATATCTAGGTGGGTTGGCATCGGCAGTTATATCGTTTTACTTTGGGGCTTCAAACACGCCTGAAAAAAAAGATGAGCAATAAACCAACAGTACAATCAGTTTCTTCGCAACTTAATTCGCATGAGGCAAAATGTGAAGAAAGATGGAAGACAATATTTCGAGAAACAGAAGAAATAAAATCACAAGTAGCAGATTTAAACAAAACTTTAAGAATGGCGGTGTTTGGATGTTTCGGATTTTTAGGAACTTTGTTAATAGCAATCATATCGGGTTTTCTACCTCTAAATTAATGGAAATATCCAAAGAAGGCGTATGCCTGATTAAAAAATTTGAAGGTTGTAAATTGGAGGCATATTACGATGCCGTTAATGTTTTAACCATTGCTTATGGTAGAACCAAAGGAGTAAAAGCAGGAGACACTTGCACCCAAGAACAAGCAGACGCTTGGCTAGAAGAAGAATTGCAAGAGTATGGAGGCTATGTAAACGAAGTCGTAAATGTACCTTTATCACAAAATCAGTTTGACGCTTTGGTTTCATGGACTTACAACTTAGGTCCATCCAATCTAAACAAATCAACAATGCTTAAAGTTTTAAACAATGGTGAATATGAGGAGGTGCCTGCACAAATGCGTAGGTGGAATAAAGCAGGGGGTAAGGTGCTTGAGGGATTGACCCGAAGGCGAAACGCTGAATCTCTACTTTTTGAAGGCAAGGAGTGGGGTAAAATTTAGGAGACAGTTTGCCACATGCTACTACACGCATAGCGTTAGCAGGTGAATATTTAGCAGCATCCTACTTGCTGAGATTTTGCGACTCCGTAATTCTTGCACCTCAAGCACATAAAAGCGATTTAATTTTAGATCATCAAAACAAGTTATACAGAATACAAGTAAAGACCACTAACTCTACCTATTTAAGAAGGGGCAAAGATTATTATCGTTGGGAGTTACGCAGTGGTAGAAGAACAGCAAAAAAAGAAAGGCAAGATTCAGATGAAAGGTATGGTAACGGTCAAATAGATTTGTTTTGTCTTGTGGCTTTGCCTTTAAACAAAGTAATATTTATGCCATTTCACAAAGAAAAAAACCTCACTGAGTTTGCAAAAACAGAAGAAAAACTTTTAGAAATAGACACCAAAGAATCTTTGCAAGCATGTTTAGATCAAGCAAATAAAAGCCCAAAATTAACACCTTTAGATTTGTAATAAAATAAGTTAGAATCAACACTTAATACAGGAGATCGTTATGAGCAAATTGAAGAACAACACCTTTATCTTGGAGACAGCTTTAATAAAGTTACAGCAAACTCTTGAAGACAGAGATGATGATTATGGTAGCTCTGATGATTTTTTTGACAATCTAGCAAAGATGGTAAACGCCATATTAGGCAATAAATTAGCAGAACCAATTACAGGTAGCGATGCTTGTAATATTATGCTTTGCATGAAATTAATACGCATATCCCAAAATCCACAACATATGGACAGTTGGATTGATACGGCAGGATATGCCATTCTAGGACTATTAAAAC